GTAGTCTACCAGAAGTCGGCCGGCGATTCTTTTCACAATATGATAAACATCGTCAAGCGACATGCTGACCGAAGTCTCGGCGACAATGTGGCAGATGCCATGGCCGATTAACACTTCAACAGCGATGCGCGGATTCTCTGCTTTCTTATATGCCATATCAACAATCGCACCGGCGATGCGGTCTGCAATCTTGTCCGGATGCGACGGGTTTACTTTCTCAAACATAATTCCTTATCCTTTCCTTGCTCGGAGTAACCTCTCCATCAAATCATCCTGCGGGTTGTCGCCACCGTAGTCGGTAGAGCAGTTCTCTTTGACAATTTGGAATATCTCGTTCCAGAGCCTTACAGCCTGGTTCATATAATTTATGCCGATATTGATAAACGGGGATGGGATAGGTTTCCCCGTCGTGGGGTGCTTTGATAAGAACCCCATCTTATTGGTTGCTTCTTCACACTGAATCCATCGTGCCGAGCACATAGCATAGCGTTCAAGAAGCTGTGGGGATACCTTTGCGGCGCATCCGATTTTTTTCAGCCATTCAAATGTCTCCTCATAGATTTCAGTTGCTTGCAGCACACTTCCGTCTCGCTGTTCGGCTGACAAAAAATCGTGCGGCTTTGGCATCTCCACGCCATCAACCTCAGGTATGTCCAGCACCTCAAGTGGTCTACCACCCGGGTTGCCTTTCTCGGCCTTTTCCTTGACCGCTGATTTCTTACGGCCTGCGCCAGGTCTTGCGCCACCTCGGCCGCCGGTATTGTTGGATTTTGTAGGCATCTGAACGCCTCCTTCCCCATAAAAATAAGCAGCCTTCGCTGCTCTCGGTTTAATTACCCGTTTGATTTCGCCTTTTTTGCACACAAAGCCCCAGCCCGCTGCGGAGTAAAACATATTTTTGTGATTTTGACTCCCCCCGGTCCGGAATTAGTCACGCTTGCGTCCCATCTTATTATGGATTGCGTTGTGACACGCGTGGCAGAGGCTCATCAGATTATCAAAATCATTTGTACCGCCTTGGGCCAGCGGCACCTTGTGATGCACCTCTTCAACCGGAACAAGGCGTCCTTCTTTCTCACACAACTCACAGAAGGGGTGAGCGTTAACATAGATACTTCTTATCTGTCGCCACGCCTTGCCGTATCTCTTATTGGTTTCCGGGTCCCTTCGATAACGGTTGTACTCCCGGTTGGCAAGGGCCTTGTGCTCATCACAGTATGCTCCTTCGCAGAGGTTCGGGCAGCCGCGGTAACGACAAGGCGTCAACGGTTTCCTCGGCATTGCTTTCACCACCTTTTTAAGCAATACAAAAGGCCCTCGGAAGCACGCTGCTCCGAAGGCCCCTTTATTCTTATTTCCCAATTATAGTATAGCACAAAGGCCCCTGTTCTGCAACATTTACGGGTGTCTTTGTCTTTCTATTGATGTCCACAGATGTCTTAAATATCGAGCTCAACCAGGCCCAAGGCCTTGTCGTGGAGTTGGTAGACCTGGCTGCGTGACAGATGAAGCATCTCGCCTATCTGGGCCATGGGGAGGCAAGGGCTGATGTAGCGGAGCGTGAGAACCTCCTCAAGAACCGGGTCATCAAGTCCTGCAATGCTCTTTGTAACCTTCGAGAGAACCACTTCCCGCTCCCCGGACAGCTCATCGGCTTTCTGGTCATAATAAATGGCCTGCTCAACCAGCGTTGCCATCGGGTGATAATTGGGGGACTTCTGAACATCAATCTCGCGGTAGTGGACCGAAGTATCGGTAGCCGCCTCCCGGAGCCGCCTAGCCAGTTCTCTGTACCGGCGAATGTTCGTGTTGTAAGTAGAAATGCTCGAAAAATACTCTTTTTTATTCATATGCCTTTCACCTCCGCTTTGACGGCATCAATAAGTGCATCCTGCGTGTTGCCTTTATCTTCAAGTGCCTTGATTATCCTCTCGTCAATCGTCCCCTTGCAAACGATGTGCTGAATAACCACTGTGCTCTCCTGACCTTGGCGATAAATCCTGGCATTGGTCTGCTGGTAAAGTTCAAGGCTCCAGTTGAGGCCAAACCAGATAAGTGTTGACCCACCTTTTTGAAGGTTAAGCCCATGTCCGGCCGAAGCCGGGTGAATAAGGCCAACTTGGAGCATCCCCTGGTTCCATCGCTCGATAGAATCAACACTATCAAGACAATCAAACACTACATCGAGTTTTTCAAGGCGCTCCTTGATTCTCGAGAGGTCGTGCTTGAACCAGTAAGCCACGAGTACCGGTTTCCCGTAGGCCGATTCAATCAAATCCTCCAGGGCGTCAAGTTTGACATCGTGAATGGCCTTGACTGTTCGGACGTTCTGGCCGTCTACGTCTTTATCAACATAAACAGCGCCATTGGCAATCTGTCTCAACTTAAGCGAGAGAGCAGCAGCGCTGGTCGCGTCAATATCGCCTTCGGCAAAAGGTAAGATGTAGTTCTTTTTCAGTTCGTCATACATCTTTTTCTCTTTTGTACCCATCACGCACTCAACATCGCTAACCACCAAATCCGGCATATTCAGAAGCTCGGTATTCCGCATCGAAATACAGATATCCGAGATTTTCTCGTATATGGCCTCCTCGGCAAAGGGCAGAGGCTTATATGAGTAAACGATATTGAGGTTGTACTTATCGGGGACAAAGTAGGCTTCACGAAAGTGGGTTATGAAACGGCCCAGTCTCTTCCCCATATCAAGGATGCCTATCTCGCCGAACAAATCCATCAGGCCATTGGGTGCAGGTGTACCGGTAAGACCTACGATGCGCTTCACTCCCGGGCGAACCTTCATAAGAGAACGGTGAATATGCGTCTTATGGTTTTTGAAGCTTGAAAGTTCATCAATAACCACCATATCGAAGTCAAAGGGCACTCCGCTTTTCTCAACAAGCCACTGCACGTTCTCGCGATTGATAATATACACATCGACTTTGCTCTTGAGTGCATCAATGCGTTTAGCCGGAGGCCCAACAGCAACGGCATATTTGAGTCCTCTGGTATGGTCCCACTTCTCAATCTCGCTAGGCCAGGTGCAGAGGGCCACTCTCTTCGGAGCAATAACCAGCACCTTTTTGACCTTCCCCTCGTTTATGAGTCGTACAATAGCGCTAAGTGAGATGGCAGTCTTACCCAGACCACAATCGAAAAACATCGCACAAATCTCGTGGTTGCACACGAAGTTCTGGGCAAAGGTCTGGTACTCATGGGGAGAGTATTTCATCAACAACACCTCCGATTTGCTCTGGTCTATCAACCACGAAAACGCGAAAACCCAGAGCCTCAATCTGTTCTTTCCGCTTGACCTGCAAAGGTCGTAATTTCTTACCGGGTGCCTTAAGCTCAACAAAAGCCACCTTCCCATCCTTGAGAAGCACGATTCTGTCGGGCACTCCGTTCATAGAAACCGGCTGAAACTTAAAGGCCATACCACCAGCGGACTTTACTGCATCAACCAGCTTTTTTTCAATCTGCTTTTCAAGCATAAAATCCTCCTCGTTGCCGGTTGCCGATAATTTTCCTATTTCTCTCCATATGTACGATTAAAGGGCTTATGTGTGTATCTGCGTCCTTTAATCCATACTTTTTTAACTTAATAGAATTTATCGGCAACATTGGCAACCTGCTAAAAAAGTGTAGTATTTATGCGGGTTTGCGGTGGTTGCCAACTCCGGTTGCCAACTTTTCATCGGCAACTTTTGTGCGAATCATCGGCAACCGAAAATTGGCATCGGCAACCACCATCGGCAACCTCAATCGTTGCTCCTAACATAGGTCCTCTGAACGCCATAGAGCCTTGACTTCATCTTGCCGTTTTTATTACCTGAATAACGCTCCCAGCCTTCGATTTTCTCAAGGATGGAAATGACCTCAAAGGCCTCTGTCTTACGGAAGTTCTCGGCCGGTTTATCAAAGCACTCGCACCAGATTTCAAGACCGCAAACACGCTCCCGTACTACTGTGCCGTTGTGCTCGGCTGAGTTAATATACGCACGACGCTCATAGAGATCCCTGCTTTCCCAGTCTTCCGGAAGCATCATCTCGAGGAACTTTTCAACGATACCCTGACGCGGGTCATATTCCATCGCGTCCTTCTGGTGCTGATATGCCATCTGGAGAATCTCATCCGGTAAGGTGAGGGGCTCGCCTTCGTTGTAGCGGACAATCGCTTCTGCCCAGATCTGGTCAACGACATCGTCGGTTATTTCCCAGGGCTTCATCCGGCCTTCGCCACTGCAATGCACCGGCCAGTATCTTCTGTTGCCGGTATTGTCACGCAAAAAGCCATCGCTATTATTTGTCGTACCCACAATGATGCAAGAACGCGGATGCGACTCTACTACTGTGCCATACGCCTGGCGATACTTATCATCGGTACGCGTAATAAACGCCTTCGTAACTTCAAGGTCGGCCTTCTTAAGCCCCGCAAGTTCAGCAAGTTCCATAATCAGATAGCCCTGGAGCTTCTCTGCCGACGACTTATCCTTCATATCTGCAATACTAAGCGAGTCCGAAAACCACTCCTTGCCCAACTTTGCAAAGATGGTACTCTTCCCGATACCTTGCTTGCCATCAATGACCAGAATCGTGTCAAACTTTGAGCCCGGACGATACACTCTCGTAACCGCAGCAACAACCATCTTCCTTGTTACTGCTCTGGTATAGTCGTTATCCTCGGCACCGAGATAATCAATCATCATTGAGTCAAGCCTGGGCACTCCGTCCCATTCGAGGCCCGCGAAGTAATCCTTGATGGGGTGGTAGAGCCTCTTATTTGTCGTAACACCCAGGAGAGCATCTCTGAACTTGCCGGTGGAGTAAATACCGTAGTTTTTCTCGATATACATCCTCGCATTGGCAAAGTCGCTATCGTTGAATCCCGGTTTTGCCTGGTTCCAAGGAAGCGGGCCATTAATGTCAATGCAGCTTTTGAACTCGTTATATACGACGTTAGCAAACGCCGGGTCATTGGTTATAATGAGTTCGTAATTGCCGGTTACATCAAGCACCCTCCCGTTATCAATCTTGAGTTTGAGTCTCCAATCGTCGTCTTCGTCTTGGGCCACATACTCAAAGGCATCAGCTTCTTTGGCTCTCTCGTCAAACTGGCGAGTGATGACGGCTTCGTCCTGCAGCGCCAGTTCTTTCATAGCCTTGTACGAGGGCAACTTCGCCACCGGAGTGTCCGGCTTGCTATCTTCATCAAGATGCTCAAACAGATGAATCCTTACCAGGTCAAATGCATTAAGGCTGCGCTTGCTTGCCGGGTCCGTATCGTGGCAGCTGTAGGCATACTTGTTGTCATAGATGAGTACACCGCCGTAGCTGCTTGCGGGTATATAGTCATATCTGTCCGGCCCGCAGGGAGCATAAACATGAGACAGATACTTCTCAATCACTTCGGCGATGCCATAGCAGCGACAGAAGAGGCCAACGATACCCGGCTTCTCGGTGGGGTCCGGAAGTTTAGCGGTTGAGTGCTTAACCTTCTTATTCTGCCTTGACGAAGTAGGCCAGCTTGCCATATCGTGCCAATCATCGTACTTATCAAGTATCTCCTCCGGGTCAATTTCATCCCCTTCAAAATGCTCGAATATGTATTCACCGTCAGCAGAAGTAGATGGCCAGTACATCAGCCTTGATGCTTCATAAGTGCTGTCATCGAAAAGGTCCATGCCATAGTCATTGGCAATCATCCTGGCAACGGGCTCGTACTCATCTTCCGTAATCTCGTGCTTCAGAAAGAAAATGACACGATAGCGCGGTGCTTCCGGTGTATGGGTGTGCGTGCTGTAAA